TTTGGTATCTCCATTCTTTTTAAACGCATTAGACGCAATAAATGCCCCTATTATACCCATGTTGGATATAACCCACGTTGAGGCTATAGAGCTAAGATGATCTACTCTGTCTAGCGGTACGACAGGCAACATAAGTACAATAATAAAAGCTGTGACGCTGATAGCCGAGAACCAGACCATATACCGTTGTTGATCTTCTTTCTTGTCTTGGTTTTCAATGCGTATCATCCTCTCTCGTAAAGCAATCTCATTATCTGTTATGATATTGTCACCATTGGCATCAGCCTTTTCCCAGACTGACCCTTTCTGTAATTTCTTCTGCGTCATTTCTTAAAACTATCGTTGAGTGAATCTACTACGCTATCAATGTTGGGTTCTTTACCATTAGGCTCATACTTGCACCTAAACTCCATAGGGCACTGCCCCTCAACAACGAGCGTATAGGTATTGTTTGCTCCTCGATACAAACAGACCTCTTGTCCGTTCTTGGCCTTTCTTCGCTTGTATCTCCGGCACGTTATATACTTAGGGTCTTCTCTAATCCCCTTTCGTATCTCCTGTTCCCACGTCCAATCTGTCAGCTTCTTGAGAAAACAGGTATAGCAATTCTTTATATTATCGCTTTGAGCAAGCTGTATTATTTCATTGTGTCTATAGACGCAAATCCATTCAAAAGCACTTTGACTAACACTTGATTGATGTTTGCGTACAGCGTAACAGTAAGGCTCACCACTCAATAATGAAGACGGCAATAACACCCATAACAGCAACGATAGCCCCAGAAACAATCCATACCAATAATTTGAGGTCATTCATCATTTCAGCCCTTTGTGCTGCCTTTTGCTTTGCCTGTTTAATTTGAGCTTCTTTGTATTCTTTGATACGCTTCTGGCGTGTCTCTAGGATTCCTTGAAATGTTCCATGCCCAAAGCGATTATCAATCAGCATCTTGATCTGATACATCTCCTCTTCAGCAAGCTTTGCATCTATCGTTTCAGACGCAATGGAACTTATACTGAATTGACCGGGGGCTACCTTTTTATTCTTTGCTTTATCTATGCGTGATTTGCTGTCGAGAAGTTGGTCTATTTGACTTGCTATATCTCTTACATCAGAAGCTGTTCCTATAGCACTTTTAATACCATCAACAGCAGCTTTAAATGCAGCAGCAGCAGCTATGGCTTCTCCTACACCGAAAACCAATTGTTTCTCCTAAGATTTTAACTAATTTGTAATAACACGCCTATAAGCATAGCAAGTACAGCCCCCATGCCACAGATAAGCCACATCTCTAATCTCTTGAGGCGGTAGAATAACTCTTTGAATTGTATATGTGTCTCAGTCTCTATCTTTGTGACACGTTGATCTAAGGCTTTCGTCATTAGCTAGGCTTAGTAGGGAATGTAACAGAGGACATATCTAGCGACCCATCGGCAGATAGCTTTGGTGATGCACTAGCTGGCAAATCTCTTAGCTTAGTTCTATAAGATTTCATATCGCTTGATTGGGTAACGTCACCTAACGCAGTCCAATCTGTTTCAGCTAATAGCCTATCTCGCTCAACTCTAAGCAATCGCATTGGCTCTGCGTTTGTAAGCTCTGTCTTTTTATCGCTCACAGCCTTCCATGTTGTTCCAAAGTCACTAGGCGTTGAGCTTTCAATAGCACTTCCATTGCTGTCTGCTCCAGTAACTTTACGAAACATAGCGTTAAACTCATCTTCTGTTGTTGGTTCTCCTCTGAGTACCCATTCTGAAATGCCGAGGGCTGATATTGCGTTGGCTATTGTTGTCATTGTTTTTCTCCTATTGTGCTATTTCCTGAATTTTAATGCTACTTGTATAATTTGCAGATGGATTAATTATCATTGCTCCACTGTTTCCAGTCGAATAAACTTTTCCAACAAGTTTGATTGTTTTTGCGTTAGTATTAGATGCGTTTGTAGAAACTTCTTTATGAAACCTATCATAAATATTTGTTGAACCAGAGGGATTACTATCATAAATTTCATAAGTTTGTGATGAGTGGCTAATATTAGAACTATCTACTACAAAATTTACAGTACCACCATTATTTATGTTAGCCCTATAAACATTTACAAGAACACTACAAGTTAGAATTAACAAACTAGAAGCAAACTTTGGTGTAAAAGTTACAGATGCACTTGCAATATCCGTATCTGAAGAACTAGTTATTGATGTTTCTGTAGAAAAGGTGTGAAATGAAGTTTGAACTACAGACCCAGCTGGCATAGCCACAGTTCCAGCCGTTGTCTTACCCTGAATTGTATCGACTTTTAACGTAGACATAGTGACCTCATAATTTTTTTATCAATACTCATTGGGCAATCTCCATAGCTATTATTTGTCCTCTGACTCCATTTATATTTGCATAAACAGTCCCATCTCCAGAACCTCCGTTATGAGGTGCAAAGTAGACAGTATACGTTGTAGCATTTGTAGTTGATGGAGCGTCAATCGTTACCGCACCTCCATCAGTACTATGACCCCCAGTAGAATACCCACCTGATGATAAACCCCAAGATGAATCTCCTATATTGGTACTTCCTCTATATAAAGTAGTTTTACTATAGGCTTGGTTCGTTGCATTATATAAACTCATACTGTAAGCAATATATATTTTGCTCGTAGAAAACTTGGGAGTGATTGTAACTGCTACGTTACTAGCCACAAAACTACTTGACGTTGAAGCTGTTTGCGTTCCATCACTACCATCTACAGTTTGCACCACATGACCAGCTGGCATCTGAACAGTACCGCTTGCGGTCACTCCTTCGATTTTATCGGTTTTTAATATACTTGCCATTGTCTTATCCTATGAAGGTTTTGTTGGGAAGGTTACTGAGGATGGGTCAAGTGTTGGAGCATTTGCACTAGATAATAAATTTGGTGTAGCTCCACTTGGCAAATCTCTCAATGCTTGTCTATATGTTTTCCATTCAGTTTTTTTACTGTCAGTAAGAGGGCTATCATTTGCCTGTGTCCAATCGCTTTCCAATAATAAATTATTTCTATGTTGTCTTAATAATGTAAGTTCAATGCTCATATCTTTATCCTAATAAATATCCAGAAGTACTACTTACGTTTGCATTATAGTAAGCCGTTCCACTATGCACTTTAAAATGCCCTGTTTCATTTGCATTCATGTATACATTCCCACACCAATTTAGAGTGTCATAGGATTTTCCATCAGCAAATACCCTAGCTACTCCACAATCTTGCTCTGTGCCACTTGCCGTTTTAACAAAATTTACCTCACAATCAGTATTATTGTTAGTGTAGACACATACCATAAATACATAAACTCCAGACAAAGGTGCTGTAAATTTTCCTGTACTCGTTGAATAGTGTCCTCCTACATTATGACACCCATGAGATGTAGACGTTACATCGGTAAAGACAATGATATTAGTTCCAGCTAAAGTACTATTTGAAGAAGGTATTGCTCTAAAAGAAGGTCTTGGTGGAGTTAATATTCTTCCACTGCTATCAATAGTCATCCCAGTAGTGTTATTCGTATGCGATATTGTTTCTACTTGTAATTTACTCATCAGACTATCACCCACGTTCCAGACACAGTAACAGTAACCCCAGATGCTATGGTGATTGGACCTGGAGATACAGCATTGTTACTTGCGTCTACTGTTAATGAATTTGTAATTGTGTTTTCAACTTGGCGTACAATAGGCTCATAGCTCGTATTCTCGCCTATCTTTCCTAAATCATATTCTGACATTATGTAATTTCCATTATGCTCATAGTGACGCTCACCTTATCAGCGACGCTACAATCAATTTCAATCTGGTCACCAGTTTCTAAAACAACCTTACCTCCAGCTAGTACGTTCTTGCTTTGCCCTACAGCTATAGGAATATCTTTTGCTAAAAAGGTTGTAGTATTGGTGGCTGTTCTCCCACCCCCTGACGTAGTAGACACAAGTTTAACACTCGCTGTTACTTGTGCAGTATGAACATTGGCAAGCATCAATCCAATCACAACTGTTGTAGTGCTACTTGGTGTTGTATATAAGTCCTCAGGACTACCAGCACTGGCTGGCATTACATCGTGACTTACAACCTTAAATGTATTGGGCATATGTTTTTCTCCTTTATCCTAGAGCTATTGCTAGTGCTGTTGCCTCGTCTGCTACATCAGTAGTTTTTGCCAATGTTCCAGCCGTAGATGGAAGCGTAAGCGTTATGTTACCAGCGAAATCAGAATGGGCTGGGGCTTGTAATTGAGCATAGTGTTGATTAGATGTTTCACAGTAAAAACGTATATAAGACTGCGCCCCACCATTCTTTAGATCAATAGCCCCAGTGGATATATCGACATTACCATCAAGTCGCACAACTCCTGTGCCATTGGGTGTAAGGGCTATGTTTCTATTTGATGAACTGACAATACTTCGTGCCAAAACATCTAAATCACCGCCCAACTCAGGTGACGTATCGCCTACAACTTGGGATAATCCACCCCCACCACTAACTATCTCTCCGTCAATGTAGGCTTTGATAGATTGTTGTGTCGCTAGTTTTGTAGCAGAGTTAGACGCAAAATCATCTTCATCGAGTATAGCCGAACCTGATACGCCTGTATTTAAAACAGCCGATGTTAGCGTTTTATTTGTTAGCGTCTTTGTTGTTCCAGAGAAATAGGTATCAAACGTGTCCACACTTGTCTGCTGCATTGTGCCGTTATCATTAGTGACAATACCATCACCCCCAGCAACAGCCGTAGTGCCTACAGTAGTACCGCCATCCATTTTATTAAGCTCTGTCGCTGTAGCTGTAACGCCACTCAATATATTCAGTTCATTAGCCGTAGCCGTTACGTTTGTACCGCCTATATCCAGCGTTGTCATGGACACTTCACCAGCGACTGTTAACAATCCACTTGAGACTGTCATAAGGTCTGTATCGCTTGTATGCCCTATTGTAGA